TCCAAAACAAAAGAAAGAAACCTATCAAGATGAGATGGACTACCTAGTCAGCAATGATAGTAGGAACGAATTTATATGCAACCTTGTCTATTCTCTTAAGGGAAATACATTAGTATTATTCCAATACGTAGAAAAACATGGTGCAGTTTTACATGGTAAAATGTTTAAGAGACTTGATGATAAACTACATTATGTTTATGGTGGAACGGATGTTACTGATAGAGAAGAGGTCAGAACTTTGGTAGAGAAGGCAAGTGACAATGTTATACTTGCATCATATGGAACCTTTTCAACTGGTGTTAACATTAAGAAGATTGATAACGTGGTCTTTGCATCTCCATCTAAATCTAGAATAAGAAACCTACAGTCAATTGGTAGGGGTCTTCGTAAAACAGAAGGTAAAACAGAAATGAGATTGTTTGATATTGCAGACGATTTACAAAACAATAATTACACATTAAACCACTTGAAAGAACGAATAAATATCTATAACGAAGAAGGATTCAAATACGAGATAAAGCAGTTCAATCTATGAAATACGAAGTAATAAAATTATTAACAGGTGCAGAGATTTGTGGAATGGTAGAAGATGTTGGTGACCATGTTAGAGTTACCGCTCCTATGGTATGTCAACTATCTAGAATAGACTTAACCAATACTCTTGCAACCTTTATACCTTATACACCTGTAAGTGCAGACTCAATGATTGTATTTAACTCGGAACACATTTTACATAGAAGTAGAATGAGTGAACAATACATTCCCTTTTATGATGAAGCATCCTCTAAGTGGTTAACTCTTGTTGAAACGGAATCTATTCCTTTGACCAATAAGATGCCAAAGATGGAATACATTAAAGACACCATAAACAAATTAGTTTCGGGAATGTCTGATGAGGAATTAGATAGACTGGAAGAAGAACAATTCTTAGAAGAGGATAGTTTACTTTCACCTACCGACCCAAAGAAAATTCATTAGGATTTTAGTTTGTCTAAATATGTGCGTATAACACAGATTATAATCAATTATACAAAAAACTTATAACTTAATTTTAGGAAAACCATGACCACAGCAACTTATTTTGCGAAGAACATGGTGCGAAAAGCTAGAGAAGTCAATCATGTAATACGTCCTCAAAAACGAAAACTGGTTGAAACTATCGAATTTCTAGTGCTGATGACTCTTCCATTCTTATTACCATTCATAGTAATGTATCTATCGGTATCTTCATTATGAATCAAAAACTAATCGAAAAGATAGAGGTGGGTACACTTGCATCCATCTTTATGATTTCAGTATTTTCACTTACAGGGATATCATTATGAAAGGATACATTTTTACAATCTGTATTGCAATGGTTACGACTATTGCATTTGCATATAACGGACTAGAATACAGAGGAGTACCTAGTCACACTTCATGTACGGGTCAGTGTTATGTTGACTATGTTGCATTGAACGGAACACCTGCTGAGATGGAACAGAGAAAGAAAGAACTTGCAAGTACAGATGAGTTTAGTGATATCAGAAGTCTATGGACTGGTTGTGCTGCTTGTCACGGTGCAGAAGGTCAAGGTGTTGCAGTCTTTCCTAAACTTGCAGGTCAATCTCAAGACTATATTGTTGGTAGACTTAATGCATATAGGAATGGAGAAGCAGTCGGTGCAATGTCTTCTACTATGTGGGCACAAGCAGGTGGATTGAGTGATGCACAAATCAATATGATTGGTAAGTTTATAGAGGTGGAGTTAAAGTAATGTACGTTCCTTGGTTTAGTAAACCCGATACTCAAAAGAAAATACTACAGGTTGTAAATCTTTCGCCTGATGAATCTGTTTTAGAGAAAATAGAAGAGGTTCACCCAATGAAACAGATTGCAGTGATGTCAGTCGTTCAAGTCCTCGTTTTCGGTTTTATGCTGTTGTCCTTTTGGTTAATCAACGTAGGATTGGATGCATTGTGAAACACTATATAGTATATACAGTTTTAGGATGGTGTATGTTTGAACTCGCCGTTGGTGATATCGATAGAATGAGTCGTGCAATCAATAGTCCTGCAAAGAGTAGAGTAATAACTTACACTTAATCCCTTATTAGTACTTCCCCCTTGGGACATATTAATTTTATCACAGATTTCTCATATGTCTAGTGGTTTTCTAAAAAAAAGTTAATTAAATTTATTTCAAAAACCCTCTAGGAATTTAGAGATTTATCCGTATAATAGAGGTATGACAACGAAAAAAGACCCCAAAAAAGCAGTCCATTACGTATCTAACAAAGACTTTACTGCTGCAGTTGCAGAGTATGTAAGTCAGATACAGTCCAATCTTTCCGAAGGAAAGGAGGCACCACAAATGTCAGAGTACATAGGAGAGTGCATCTATAAGATTGCAACCCGTCTATCTACAAGACCAAACTTTATCAACTACACTTATAGAGATGAAATGATTTGTGATGCAATTGAAAACTGCATTCAATACATTGGGAACTTTAAAGTAGAGAAGTCTAACAATGCATTCGCATATGTTACACAAATTTGTTACTATGCTTTCTTAAGAAGAATTCAAAAAGAAAAGAAACAAGTTTACATCAAACAAAAGTCAACGATAGAATCTGCACTAACATTAGATTCATTTACAACTATAGATGGTATTCATGACCCAACCCTAATAAACACAAATGTTGAATGGATGAATGAAAACATGAACCATGTCGAGTATAAACCTCGTAAATCTAAAAGAGTATCAACTAAAAATAATTTAGAAACTAACTTCTCGGAAGAAGAGGAATAATTGAAAATAGCAATCTTAAATGACACCCATGCAGGTGTTAGGTCGGATATGTTGGAAATGGCAAAATATCAAGGTCGTTTCTACGAGGAAATATTTTTCCCATATCTAGATGAACATGATATCAAACAAGTGATTCACTTGGGAGATTACTTTGATAGAAGGAAGTATGTAAACTTTTCCAGTCTACATGCTAATCGTAAACACTTCATTGAACCTTTAGTAGAAAGAGGAATCCAAATGGATTTGATTCTTGGTAATCACGATACTTACTATAAGAATACAAATGATGTTAACTCACCCGAACTTTTATTGTTCAACGAATCAAACATCAATGTTATACAAGAACCCGAAGTAAAAGAATATGACGGTTACCCTATTGCACTTGTCCCGTGGATTAATCCCGAAAACTATGCAGATACAGTAGACTTCTTACATTCTGCAAAGGCGACACAATGTTGGGGTCACTTTGAATTTGAAGGTGCAATGATGCAGCCTGGATTTAATTGTCCACATGGATTAGACCACACATATGTAAAAAGATTTGAACAAGTGTTGAGTGGTCACTTCCATCATAAGTCAGAAGTTGGTAACATAAGATATTTGGGTAGTCAAATGCAATTCACATGGTCGGACTATGGAGACAACAAATACTTCCATATCTTCGATACTGAAACACAAGAAATAACACCAATTCTTAATCCACTTGAAATGTTTGAGAAAGTATTTTATGACGATAGTAAAGAAACTTTTGATACTATATCTGCAAAAGACCTATCAAGTGTAAATGGTAAATTTATAAAACTGATTGTCATAAACAAAGACAACCCATATTGGTTTGATACATTCTTAGATAAAGTTCATGCCGAGAACCCATTGCATTTACAAGTAGTGGATGATAATAAACACATGGACTTCTTTGATGATTCAGAGATAGATGATATTGAAGATACTCTAACTATCGTAGAAAAATACGTAGAGAGTTTAGAGATACAAGGAAAGAAAAAACCACTTAACGACTTAATGACTTCCCTATATGATGAAGCATTAGACCAACACAACTACTTATGATAAATTTTAAAAAGGTAAGATGGAAGAATTTACTTTCATCAGGCAATAACTTTACAGAGATAGATTTAAATGTCCATCAAACAACTCTAATACTTGGAGAAAATGGTGCAGGTAAATCTACACTTTTAGATGCATTATGCTTTGGTCTTTATGGTCGTGGTTTCAGAAACCTAAAGAAAGAACTTCTTATTAATAGTGTTAACGAGAAAGGACTCATAGTAGAGGTTGAATTTAGTATAGGTAAAAAAGAGTATAAGGTTATGCGAGGTGCAAAACCTAATAAGTTTGAGATACATGTTGATGGAGTATTCGTCAATCAAGATGCAACAGTAAAGGATTACCAAGAACAATTAGAAAAGAACATTCTTAAAATGTCTTATCGTTCATTCACCCAAGTTGCAATCTTAGGTTCTGCAAACTTTGTCCCATTCATGCAATTAAAGGCAAAAGATAGAAGGGGTCTTATCGAAGACCTATTAGACATATCCATCTTTTCAACTATGAGTGACATCCTAAGAAAGAGGGTCAGTAATTACGTTGTAGAACAACGTGAGAATGAACATGAAATAAATATTATGGAAGAAAGAATCAACGGTTTGAATGAACAGTTGAATGCACTTCGTGTAAACCGTGATGAGAAGATAGGTAAGTTTGAGTCTACTATAAAAGAAACTGAAGACAATGTCGATTCACTGATGAAAAAGGTTGAGTTGAAAACCGAAACCATTAAAGAGAAGACATCTTCAATTTCAGATAGAGACCCACAAGGAGACCGTCTTAAACAAGCTCTAGAGTTTGAAAAGAAGATGAGAGAAAACCGATTTAAGGTAGAGAGAGAAATAACTTTCTATGAAGATAATGATAATTGTCCAACATGTAAACAGGGATTAGATGAAGAACACAAGAAAACTCATATCGCAGAGAAACAGAAGAAGAAAGAACAGTTGGTTCATGCTCTCCAACAAATCGAAGAAACAATCACAGACTCCTCCAATAGAATGGACGAAATCGGAAAAGTCCAACAAGGAATAGAATCTCTTCAAAAACAAATTGCAGTTATCCAAACTGAAATTATTTCCAATCAGAAGTACATAAAGAAACTTAACAAAGAAATAGAAGACCTTCAGATTGAAGCAAATGTTCCGTCAAATACACATGAATCTATAGAAGAGAATGAGAGTAAATTGGATATTCTTCTCTCCAAAAAAGAAACACTTGTAGACCAAGGACACTACTATGAGTTGGCACAAATGTTGTTGAGAGACCAAGGTGTAAAACAAAAGATTATCAAACAGTATGTTCCAGTAATGAACAACATGATTAACAAGTATCTTGCATCATTAGAGTTCTTTGTAGGTTTTGAATTAGATGAGTCCTTTGAGGAAACAATCAAGTCAAGATTCAGAGATGTGTTCAAATACGATAACTTCTCACAAGGAGAGAAAATGAGAATAGATTTAAGTATTCTATTTACATGGAGAACTATTGCAAGAATGAAAAATAGTGTGAACACCAACTTACTCATTCTTGATGAAGTGTTCGACTCTTCACTTGACACTAACGGAACAGACGACTTTCTAAAACTATTGAACACACTTACAGAGAAAACAAATGCATTTATCATATCGCATAAAGGTGAAGCATTATACGATAAGTTCAATGATGTAATCAGATTCGAGAAACATAAAAACTTCTCCCGAATTGCAGAATAGATAAATAGTAATATGAAATCTTTTAGAGGCTTTACACAAAAGGAAATATCGGTTGACTTACCCAAGTACACTCCTATATCAGAAGATATAGATTTACCAGTAGACGTTCTAAGTGGATTTGAATTTGCACAAGTTGATAAATCAGAACGGTCAACAGTTCAAATAAGAATAGCATCTACAGACAGAGATAACGATAGAGATGAAATTTTAAGAAGATTAAAGAACGCAGGTATAACAGCAGAAGTCATTTCCACCAACTCATCAGTCGACCCGATTCAAGGAGAATTTGATGGTAGGAAATTTAGAATTAATGTAAAACCTAAAAGTGGTGGAATGGGTGAGACTACACTCAATTCTAGTATTACAGAACTTTTTCCTTGTATAGCATTTGAGAAAAAATTTAAAGTTTCTACTGCAGATGCATTTATGAAAAAACTATTAAGTGTAAACTTAAGTAGTTTAAAATGTATTGGTTCTGCAGATTTAGAAGCAGCACAGGAGACCATTAATAAAGCAGACTCCTCTTCCAAGTATAAAGATAAGATGGATAATGCACTTGGTATATTGGACTTCTTAAATGACCAACACAAAGACAAATCAATTGCAAATGTTTACTGGGGTTATAGAACAAAACCTACTGGTGTTCCTAGTTCCCATCCTGGCGACATGTTTATCAAATATAATGATGGTAAATTTTTAGGTGTAAGTTTAAAAGCAGGTGGTAAAAAGACCTCTGAACCACAACTGAATACATACCATAGAACTGTATTCGTTAATAGTCGTGGTGGTGCTTCCTTTACAGATACAAAAGGAAGTGACAGTTTGAGGAAGGATATATACAACAAAGTATATTCAAAAATTGATGGTATGCCACCCGTAGATAATTTTGATGGTGGTAAAACTGGTAGACATAAAGACAAGAAAGATACCATAAAAGCGATTGATAAATTATCAAAAAGAGAACATGATGTATTGTATAACGAATACTTAGAACTGGTAAGACAAGGTCTTATCTCAAGATTTAATAAGAACAAAAAAGATAGTCTAAAATTTATCAAGGATGCAATATTAAGAGAAGCGCCTGATGTTCCTACAATAGTTATAAAAGCAGTGGGGTCAGATTATTCTGAAATCACTGATAGAGATGAACTTGGTGTATTTTTACCACAAGTAGATTTTGTCAAAGCAGAAACTGGTAAGACAAAACAGGATTGGGTAATTGTATTAAAAAGTGGAAGTGAGACTGTAAAGATGGGTATGACGTGTCGTTCTAGTAGCGGTGGTAAACTTAAACAGTTCAGTCTTAAAGTAACATATACGGGGATAGTAAAATAATGTATACATTAGTGGAAGAAGCGAGTAAGGTATTAAGAACACCACCTTTAGAATTTGATTTTGACAATCCGTCAGAAGACCCAAAAGAGATAGAGAGTCTATTGTCTGAAGCAATGGATAGATTTGGTGGTATTGGTTTATCTGCAAACCAAGTTGGATTGGATGTTAGATGTTTTGTTATGAAGACTGCAGATGCAGGAAACAAAACTTTCTTCAATCCCGAAATAACAAGATTATCACAAGAGACTGATTTGCAAAAGGAGGGATGTTTATCCTTTCCCGATTTATATCTAATGATAAAACGTGCAAAGGTTATAGAAATGAAATATAAAGATTCAGATGGACAGGAACAGTTCCTAATATTAGAAGGACTTGGTTCTAGATGTGCTCAACATGAAATTGACCATCTAAATGGTATTGTATTTCTACAAAGAGCATCAAGATTGAAATTGGAACGTGCATTAAAATCACGACCAAAAGAAAAACAGAGAAGATTAGAAAATGAAAAACGAAGAGCAGTTGCAGAATATATCAAATCCCTTCAAGCTGATAAAGATTCCAAATCTAGTGAGTCCCCAAGAAGCGAAGGAACTGATACACTTCCACAAAACACACAAACATCTTAGAAGTATTGGAGACGGTTCTGATTACCGTGCAATAGATTTATACCACATTCACACCCAATGGGTTCGTGACTGTTTTAATAGAATAGGATATCATTGTGTCGGAGAAATACGTAAGTATTCAGACCAAGTAGTATATCCCGAAATGACATCACTTAATGAATGGCCAATTGGTGGAATTCAAAACCCACATTTAGATACCTACTCTTCATGGGAAATGGAATCAGATAACTTAGATGAGAACCCTAGTAGAGAATGGACTCTTATCTTAACCCTAAACGATAACTATGGAGGCGGTGAGACATACTTCCCCGAACATGGTTATACGCACTCTCCTAGTGCGTGTGAAGGAGTTCTTTTCCAAGGTATATACCATCTACATGGTGTAAACCCTGTAAGAAGGTGTTCAAGAAACACTATTGCAATGTGGTTCTCCACAAACCCCGATAACATCATGATAGATGAAAGAAATAAAGACCTATCCATGAACCCGTCTACTGCAAGAAAAAATATCTAAAAAAAACCCCCCAAAAAGTTGACAATGCCCCCTACTTTTTTGTATACTATGTATATAATGAAAAAAGGAGAT